TGTGTATTACTATCATATATTACCTTCATATCATTTATAGAATTCTGAAATGCTCTTTTTTGACTTCTATCTTCATTGCTTATATTTTTTTGTAACTCTCCCTGTGCCTTAGCAAGATTAACTTGATTTGCCACTTGAAGTTCTTGCATAGCTTCTTGGATGTTAGCCTGAAATACTACATTCTCTTTATTAAATTGATTTAATTCATTTTGTATATCAACTTGATATGCATTTACAAATGTAGATATTTTTTGCAATTGAGCTTGTGCAAGTTCAACATCTTCATTATCCTCAATAAGCTGTCCAACAATACTAAACCAATGTTCTGCATCAATATCAGAATCAGCATGCCCTATAGTGCCAGCTTCCATTTCTGTTAAAAAAACACTTGAACTTGTAAAAGCAGGCTTTGTATATTCAGGAGCAGTATTACCTCCATAAACCCCACCAGCAGAAATAGTAGCTGTTGAATATGTCGGAAGACCCGCATCTAAATCTGTATCTAGACTACCAAATGTTATTGTAGTCAATGTTGGTACTGTCGGAGCAGTTGCTGTAACAGTTAATACTCCTGGATCAGTTTCACTAAGACCACTTGTATAGCCACTAAATGCAACTCTTGTTGTAATTGTTGGTTTACTATAAGTAGGAGCAGTACTAGCACCAAATACACCGCCAGCACTAAGAGTTTGAGCAGATAATGATGGAACTGCTGGCACTACCGCAGAAATAGATAAATCCGAAATTGTCGGAGCTACTTTAAGCACAAGAGTTGGTTTTGTATACGTTGGAGCATTACTAGAAACATCAACTATACTCGGTGCTGTTGCAGTTGCAGATGTCACGGCAGTTACACTTGCATCACTATTACTAGCATCAGTATATGCAATAGCACTTATAGCAGGAACTACAGGAATTGTTGGGGATGAAAAATCAGATGGAGCACTCCATGTTGGAAGAGATTCAGACACAGACTCTAACACAGGAGGGGTAAGATCAAATGGAAGATCACTTGATTTTGAATTCATATATTGCTGTAACTGTTTGATAGCTGCATATAATACTACAAGATACTCTGCTTCATTGGGAAAATTAGATATTGCACTTACTGCGCTTACATCAATAGATGGGTCTGGTATTAGATAATAAACTCCAGAAGAAGAAGCTGGCAATATATTTAGTTTGCCACCTTCAACATAGTATGCGGGGTCTGTAGCTGTTGCATATAACACATTACCACTATCTGATGCCTTATATTTATCAGCACCATCAATCTTTCTACACACATAACTCCCAGCAAATATATTCCCAAGATGATTGCTCGCAATAGTTTCTGCTTCAGAACCAGCAGCAGCAGATGTAAATGTATTTTTAGTATAACACATTTCTTTAAGATCATCAGGAAATACATTAATAAGCTCTCTTACACCATCTTCCATCCACTGGTCACACGCAGTTTGATCTATAGTTCCTCCAACTAAATCAGTTATTTGTGTGTCAAAAGCCATTATCTATTATTCCTTTGTGCTATATCTTCTTCCATTGTTGTTGTGCTAAACTCTACTTTTGTAGTTCCAGACCAAGTAGTACGCATATTAACATGGTCTTTTGCATTGTTACGCTTCTTGATGTAATGTCCACAATCACACCGCATATCTTTCTTATGCTTAAATTCTCCTCTTTGTCCACATCTATGACAGTAAAATATTATAGCCATATTATTTCTTCCTTGAACCCTTAAATACTTTCTTTACTAATTTCGCAACTTTTTGTTTTTTTAGCTCTTTTCTTATTTTCCTTCTAGATGAAACTCCTGCTTTTTGTTCATCACTTAAATTAGGCTCACGTAATACTTTTGCCGATGTTTTATCTGCCCTTTCATACTGCGCTACCTTTTTAACAATATCAGTAACATTTACTTTCCCACCTTTTTTATACTGTGGTGGTTGAATACTTGGGGTTGTTGGAGGTTTAACCGCACCACCAAGCTGATAAGACTCACTACGATCTGATGCATTTGTTGTTGGAATATTTTCAAGTGAAATTGATTTTAATTCTTGACCTTTCATTGCTGCGTCTACTATAGCTTCATTCTGACCAACTTCTCCACCTTCTTGATATGATCGATATGGTTTGTGCACTGGTTTTTCTTTGCGTTCTTTTGCTTTAGCTTCTCGTTGAGTCTTGAATTTAGCTACATTTGTTTTTTTTCTTTCAGCCCTTGCAACTTTTCTTTCTTCAGCTCTTTTCTTATTTGCTGTTTTACGCTCTGCTATCTTTTTATCATATGAAGCACCTAAACCAGACTTACTAACTCCTTGAGAAGTTTTAGCCCTAGATGATCCATATGCTTTATGTACTGGTTTTGCCTTACGTTCTTTTGCTTTAGCTTCTCTTTGTGCTGCAAATTTAGCTATATTTGTTTTTTTTCTTTCAGCCCTTTTTGCCTTTCTTTCTTCGGCTTTTATCTTATTTGCTGCTCTTCTTGCTTTAACTTTTTTTGCATATTCTCTTGCTTTTGCCATCGTTCCTGCCATTTTACTTTCTCCTGTTCTTAGCATTGGACATCGGTAAATCTCCATGCTTGTTAACGTATTCTAACATGTCTAATGTACTCGAATTTACCGAGTCCCTTTTAATTATGAATTCTCCACCCTCTGCTTCAATTGGTATACCACCAGCGTCATGAGATGGCCCATTTAATTTTCCACCTTGTACTTTTTGTTTTTTTGATTTAAATGGCATTGTTTCTCCTTTAGTTAAATTTTTAGCTTGTTAGGGGCAAGCCCTTTATACGACCTGCCCCACAGTAAGCAAAACTGTTAACCTTTATTTATTTAGGTTTAGCTGAATGGTGTAGCAATAGTACCAGAAGCATTAAGCTGAGCCTCAACATGCCATCTAGAGGAAGAAAGACCAACTAACTCAATAACACCTCCATTACCTGTCGTAGTGCCACTCATTGTAATAGCATCATCATTTGACTCGTCTGCTGCAAATACTGTATGTTGGGCTGCTGTACCATCAATCATATCATTAAGTATAGCATATCCTTCATACAATGTTGTTGTTGCATCACAAGTTATAGTATGAGTATTACTTGTTACAGCACCAATTACAATTTTAATCCTAGCTCCCTGAGTGGGAGCTGGCAATACAATTGCACATCCATCTAGTTTAGTAACAAGATATATATACCCAGCCTCTGCTGTAAAATTAGCAGTTTTAGCCGAAAATCCATTCGGGTAAAGGTCAGGTACATTACCATAACTAACACTATTTTTATTTAATACATCACTTCTCATCAGTTTACTCCTTCTAAGTTAATAAGTGCATGAGTTTCAGGAAGAGTTACTTCAAGACCTGCTTCTGTAAGAATCATATCTTTACGTAAGTCCTCATCAGCCTGTTGCACGTTAGTAGTTATAGAAGTATCACGATTAACACCATTACCAACAAGAGGTCGATATGACACATGATCTAAGTCAACCATCATACAAAAACCAGCAGCGAATGTCCTAAATATTGGTTCTTTAACGAGTGTTAAATCTCCATGAATAGTATCAATCTTCATCACTTGGTGACCAAAACTACCTTGACTTTTTTCAAAGTTGTACTGTAGAGGGTCACTTATTGTACCATTTATAAACCCACCACTACCTAACTTATTAAAGTAAGATATTACAGGCAATGAACATAATGCTAGTTTAGATGAACCACCACCACGAGCAGGGTCATAAATAACCTCAAAATCAGTTAAGAGATCATCATATGTCCACTGAGCTGCTTCGTTTGTTTTGTAATAAGATTTATCACTAGTGTACGATACTTGTCCACCAGCAGCCTCAGCTGTTGAATTTCTTATTACTTGACCAACAACACCATCAGTGTATTGAATACCACCTCTGGATGCTTGTTGTCCAAATAGCATTGCACGTTCTATGTCAACTTTATGCTCACGAAGCTTTAAGTTCCATAGACGTTGCCATTCATCTGCATATCCACGATATACAGTTGCACGTGCTGTATTGCTCATTTCACAAGCTGTCTTGAAGATTTGGGTATAACCATATCCATTATCAAGCTCTTCTGACCATACATCAGGTGCACCACTTCCCTCTTGGAAAGAAGTACCTACAACAGTACATTGTGCATTATCAGCAATTGTCATAGCTGCTCCAGCCACCGTTGAAATAGACGTAACATTACATGTTGTTGATGCACTACCTTGTGCAACTGTATTTATACGTACAGTTCCAAAAGCAGGTAATGTTCCACTATCTGTTGCGTTTAAAGATACAGCAACAATCATACCTGGGATTAACCAAGATACTGCTGCTCCACCTGTTGTATCGAATACCAAGTCCATAGAACTTCCTTCTGCTACAAGCGTTGCTCCGCCTGTAGATAAGAAACCTCTATCAGCAATTGATATTTTCGTTCTATCTTCTAAAAATCGGAATTGTGAATCCGACGTTGGGACTTTCCCAACTTTAGACAAGTAAACAAAGAATGGAGACTCTTCTGGAGCTAAATCAGCGACCCTATCGCTAAAGTCATACAATCTACGAGAATGTACTGTGCTGTCAATAACTGCACCAGGAGTACCAAATTTCACTTGCCCACTATTATAAGTAGCCATTATAAACTCCTTTATTTATTTTAATACGTTTGTTCGACTTCCAGCTGATACTATTGAATCCCATATTTGATCCGTCTCAGACTTCCTCTCTGGCTGCTGACCTTGTAAAACACCAGCAGCGGTTGGATTAGCTTGATTTTGACGGACTTGATCTAGTGGATTCTCAGTAACAGTCCCTGGACTTTGAGAAACAGCACGCCACATTTTAAGTACATTGTCCAAGCCATACTCGGATGGATGCTTATCAGCAAATCTAAAGAAGCTCTCTTGCTCTTGCTCATTTAACCCTTTATTGGCTAAATCAGCACGAAGATTTGATCTTCCCTGTTGTGCTTTAATTCCACCGACAGCTTGATCTACTGCACCATTTATGGTTTCCTGCATCTCTTGCATCCTAAATTTATAGGATGGCGATGATGGGTCATTGTAGGCTTCCCAAGGATCAAATTCATCAGGCTTTAACGTAACACGCTTTGGCTCATTATTTGGCTGACCACTTACTTCACCCATAAGGTTTTGTACCAAGTCTGGACGTGATTCCAAAAATTTGCCAACTTTCTCGTATTGTTTAAGCTGTTGATTCTCAGCGTAGAGTTTATCCTTTTCAGATTGGTGGTACTTAGCTTGAGCCTCCCAATCCTTTGTAGGACTCTCTTCGTTGTTCGTTCCTTCATCTTGCCCTACTTCTGCGTTAAGTTGGCCATCACCTTGACTCTCAACAACAGAAGCGATAACGTCTTGATTATTTTCATTAGACATTGTAACTCCTTTATTTTACGATTTCTCGGTCTTGCGAGCTTGACTACGTTTCTTTTCCGCATCTGTCACTAAACGTAATTTCTCTGATTCGAGCTTGACCGCATTAGATAATTTGTCGATAGAAACTTTGTTTTGAGTTTTGGAGTCAAACTCTTGTTCTTTAAGTTTCCCTTTAAATTTCTCAACTTCAACTTTTTTGCGGGATTGAACATCCTGTCTTTGAGCTGTTTGCAAGTCACCGCTAAGTTTTTTAATTTCTTCTTGTGCCCCTTGTAATTGTTGCTGCAATTGTGCAATTATATCTGTTCTCTCTAAAACACCAGCTTTATCAAATATTTCTGTTTTCTTCAAGGCTTCTACCTTGTCAATAAGTCCTTTTTCATATGCTTCCATATATACATTCCACTCACCCCACTTATTAGAAGGCATAGTGGAATTACCAATAATACGTATATCGAATGCCCCTACACTTAAATTATTCTCAATTGTCATAAGCTCTTTTGTTTTGTCATCATAAAGCTTTTTATTTACTGTATACTCAGTAAGATCATTATTAGGCTGTGCAATTCTAAATGTCTTTTGGAAACTATAATGAGATTTAGCTAAGTGATACATAAGTTTTCCAAGTCTTTTTAAACTTCCCTCTATATCTCTCAACTTGCTTTTACTACGTCTTTGCCCAAAATCTTCCATCATCATTGTCCCAGATGATGTTCTTGGAGCTGCTTCAGTATTTCCCTGCTGCATCTCAAATATTCCAATGTTTAAGTCTATGTAATGTTCCACCATCTGGGGTAATTGAAGTATTGACCCAGCAAGTGGTTGCGGAGAAGGGAAGTGAGGTTCTCCAAATGAAGCGTCATATTCAATCGTTGCATTGGGATTCGCCCAATCACGTTCCAGTTCTTCTATATCTTGTATAGAACCCTGGGGAATAAGCAACTTCAAGCCTGACGATGCCTGTGCATGCGATGTAATTAAAGACATTACTTTATTCAAGAACCTCTGGAATCCCTTATTTTTTCGGACATCACTCATTGGATATGGTGTATTTGTCCAAATATTTGGTACAGGCACAAGTGGAAATATATTTGTATCAAGTACTTTTTCATATAATACGATTTGACCTATAACACATGTAATTTGTATCCTTGTTTGCTGTACTTGTACAATATCAAAAAGCCCACGATCAAAAGCCTCAGCAGTCCTTTCATCTGCTAAAAGCTTTTCCAATCCATCGTTATCTAAAACTTTCTCTTGTCCACTCTGTAAATCCATAACTCTAAAGAATGGCATTTTAACTTTCTTAAAATCTTCTATTAATCTGTACTTATCATTTTGACTACCCCAATCATAATCTTTAACAATATCGGGTGTAAATGATGATCCCTCTTGTCTATTTTGAGAAGATGGATAATCTTCATCTGTAATACCTATACTTTCAATATTATCAATAAGAACCTCTCCACCCTCATCTGGAGCACCAAGCATTGGATATGCATCTAAAAGTTGTTGTTTTGTGAGTATTGTAGAAAGTTGCATACCAGATGCATCATCAAACCACTTGCTTCTACTATTCGGGTCAACAACAACACGGAACGGATCAACATAAGTAAATTTAACTTCACCACGCCCATAATCATCTTCGGGGTCTATATACCCATAAAAATAACCAAGACCAGTAACAGAAAAATCATGAACAACTTGTTTGAATACTTCGTCACCATTTGAGTTATCCCATACATACTCTAGGATTGTTTTCCAAACATTGGCAAGTTTTACATCTGAGTCTTCTCTGCCAACGGCAGAAAATTTTGGGGGTTTTGAAGTAATAATAGCCTTGAACTGCTCAATGGCTGCATACAGCCTATCAATGGGTAAACCCATTTGATTTCTTTCAGCTAGCTCATTAGCCTCAGCATCTGTGAAATGATTACCAAGATAGAAATCTATATCTTCTCTTGCCTGTGCATCCCAATCACTGCGGGCATCAAACCAACGCTGCCAACGGTCTTTTATCTCTTCTGCTCTTTTGTCTTGTGGAATCATAAGTAAATTTACTGTAAAATTAGTATTAAATGCAAATTATACACGCCTGCCTGTAATCCAATCATACATCTTGCGTGCCCCCTTATAAGTGCCATCTTTCTGTTTCTCCAATTTTTTCTTCCCTGCCTTTGGATTTCCCTTGGCATACTGCGTTGCAAGCCAAAAGGCATCAATTGTATCATCATGCGAACCTTTTGGAAAATCCAACAGCTCACCTATAAATTCATGGTGTAGTTTTTTAAGATGAACAGCCCCAGCCTTGAACATTGGTTGTAGTCCTTCAAACAATCTGTCCTTCTTTTTCTGAGTATACCCTTTAATTCCCTTTTCGATTCCTGGAACAAAGAGTCCCTCCTTCTTGCTACGTTTCTGGACATAATCTCTAAGCATCTCCTGATAAGCGATTGTCTCAATATTTACCCTTCTAACAGGACTGTACCTTTTAAGTATCTCAAAAATCTTGTCAGCACATTCCATCGGGAGGACTCGCTCACGCCAATACTCAATAACATAGTAATCATACTCCGCAGTAACCCCGATAACCATGATGACACTATAATCGTTCCTACTAGCAACAGTTGAAGCGGGATCGACACCAATATATATGTTAACATACTCAGTGTGTCCGTCATCAAATTTGATATACCAGCTACCTGATTCTTCTTCAAATCGTATATTCCCCCTGTAAAGTGCATCGTTTATATCTTCTTCAGCAAAAATCTGATCTTCTGGTGATTTTGCTTGATTCATAAACTCCTGATAGAACTTTGCAGGAGTACCACTATCAATATAGAATTGCTTACGCTCTTCTAGTTTCGTTAGTGGCCAACGAGATGGCCAAATAGGTTGACCATCTTCTATTGCTTTTTGTGTGTAGACTTCCCAAGAATATGCTTCCCCACTCTTGCGAGCATCCCTCCAACCCGTAACGAGTCCGTTTAAGAAAGAATCCCAGTGAACAATAGTTCCGTTGCACCAAAGAAACCCATTCTTATCGAAATCGATTGCTGGAAACACAGCTGCTGTTACCCAGTTCTTAATTTGTTGTCTTGAATCGGGAGTTTTCGTATTTAGCTCTGATTCAAAGTCATCTAACACCATACCTGTAAAACGAGTCGAAAGTTGCTTTTTACCACGAAGTCGCTGATTTGCACCCTTTGCAATCATTCTACAACCATTAGTAAGCATAAACTCGGATTTCGTCCATTTGTTCCCCTGTAAATCTCCAAAGTAGTAATGTATGGCTGGATTAAGTTCAACATGATTCATCACCCATGCTAAATTGTCAATAGCTTGATCCTGTGCTTCACCTATCCAAGCAATAAACTCAGGTCTATCTTTTTTCGCAAACAGGAAACGATGAAGGATTGCAGTTGATGCTAATGTTGATTTTGCGTGGTCACGTGGTAATACAAGCCCTAACTGCTGTATTTTTGGGTCTAAAAGTAACTTCCCCACTTCTACATGGAAATTAGGGGTAGCAGAAGCGAGGAAGTCTTGAGGAGAGAAAAGTTTCCCAAAAGCGATAAGATCACTATAAGCTTTAGTTAATAGCTCTTCATTTGTAGAAATATCACCATGTAGGTTTAGATTTGCCATTTAGTGACGTGCCAATTCCACTACCATCTGTATATAGGAATGTATAAGATCAGTCAAGTACCCGAGGTCTCGCCACATTTCAAATACCAAATAGCCAGTAAGGCACATCCAGATTAATGCTATAAGTTTAATTAAGTCTATCTTCATAAATTATATGTTCACATGTTAAAGTTTCACAGTTATATTCTTTTTTATGTCCTGTGTGAAAGTGATCTATCTCACAATAACTAGGACAAAATTCATAACCCATGATTCTAACCATGAGTGTATCTCCTCCTCCTAGTGAATATGGCTTTGGTTTCATTCTTTCTGCCTCCCAGCCCATAAAACAGGCAAGTGAAAGTAGAATGATGGTTTCTATCCATGATAGCACTATTTCTTACCAAAGACGTAGACCCCAATATTTAAACAGCCAAGTATAAATAAAAATAAAGCTCCCCCAATATTCCATAGATAGAGGTTGTAAAACCCTACAAATAGGTTTATCAGGCGAAGTTTGTCTCTTGTGGTCACCGTAATTCAAAATGTACGAGATCATTAAACTTCTGATCTTTAAGTTGTGTGTCATTATCCCAGTCACCTCCCCAGCGAAGTGGTATCCCCATCTCAAGAGCAACACCTTTAACAAACCCACCAAAGTAAATAAAGCGGTCTTTGTCATCCCAGTCAATGGGATATGGAGCAACATCGACAGCAGTTGATGGATTCGAGTTATGTTTGCCCTTGGGATAGCGTACTTTTGATTTACCTTCATCGAAGGCTTTGTTCTGATCCTTTTCACCCCTGTAACCAATAATGATCGAACAATCAAAGTAATTTACCACTTCATAGAAGAGGTTCTGAAGCCCATCGTCACAGGTTGCGAGCCTCCTTTTTGATCTTCTTCCAAATTTTGGCACTATGCTTCTCCCCTCATGCCACATTCTCCCATAAATTTTGTTAATTGGTTGTCTGTATTAAATTCTGAGCTACAATGAGGGCAAAGCCAGCCTGTAACCTCGTCCATTTCGTCTAAAAGTCCAATTCTTTGCGTGAATTCGTGATTTAAGTGCAACTCTTTACTGCAAATAGGGCATGGATCAATGATTTCCTTCTTTCTAGTCGTTTTCGTCTTTTTCGGCATGTGCGATGATTTCTGGTTTTCCATGTTTTTTAACCTCCTCTAGCTGCTCAGGCGAGAAACCCGCCCAAATTGTGACTTGTTCTGACTTTTTCTCTCCAAGATCAAATAATCCTGCAATTTTTGAAAGACTGTCAAGTGCCCTGAGCTTTGAAGGATCACTTTCAGCCATATCTGCGATTGTTTTGTATCTTTCAATCAAATAACTGGGTGTAACACCCTCTTCGTTTAGGATTTCTTCTATTTGCTTATCTATCATTTTTCTAACTGTCTCCGTTTTTAAAAGTTTATCAGTCCGAGCTTTTATGTAAGTTGAGTTACGAGCATCTGGATATGCTTTTTTGTAAGCT